TGAAAGAAAAAGAAAATATAATCATCAGGTATCCGTCTTTCCTATTAAGAATATCGGTGTTATTATGGATGTAGGTTTCAGTAATCTCTGACATACATGTTTCCTGAACAAGTGGGCTTCCATGCTGTCCAATTGATAAGACAAAGCGATGATGATAGTGAGCGGATAAAGCAAGGCATAACCTCGCAGATGTCCGTTCACGAATACCTCCACCTCTCCTGCATCCCTTTCTTCGGGTTGCAGGGGAGATATTTTCAGAAGCAGTTGCAATCGATAATTGAGTTTCCTCCATGTTACACCGAAGAAATCTACAAGCTCGCTCTCTGTCATTGCTATTTCGCCTTTGCCTTTGCGAATGATTTGCATATTGCCGCCCCACTCGAAATAGCTACGGTCTTTTTTAGTTTGATAGTGATAGGCATTCATACGGCTTCCTCCTTCGTTTCCTTTGTCTGATGTTTCCTTATCAGCCTGTCCATATCCTCCGAAATCTTATTGTCTGTCACCTGTGCGTAGATTTGAGTACTGGATATAGAGGCGTGCCCCATCATCTTGGCAATGCTTTCGATGGGTATTCCTGCACTTAAACTCATCGTCCCGAATGTGTGCCTTGCCATATGATAGGTCAACCGTTCCCTGATACCACAAGCCTTGCCCACGATGCTCAGCTTTGCACTCATTACGCTACGGCTGCAATTAGTTCGGAAGATAAAGCTGCTGTCTTTGTCTTTCACCGTCTGACTTTCTTTATTCAGTGGTTGTTCTTCCTTACATTGATTGATGATGGCCTCCGCTATCGGGTGCAGGGGCACAATAAACTCAACCTTTGTCTTCAGACGCTCTTTGCGTATATACCTCTGTCCGTCTGCTGCCGTTTGGACGTGTCCAAATTGCAAATGTTCCATATCAGCAATAGCCAAGCCTGTAAAGCATGAGAAGATAAACATCCGTCTTGCTTGTTCTGCTTCCTTATCAATTACTCTCAATGCCATGAGTTTGCCAACATCGCTTTTTTGCAAGAAGTGTATCTTCTGTTCCGTTTTCTCATACTTGGCATTCTCAAAAGGATTACAGCGAATGAGCCTTTGACTGACCGCATGATACATCAGCCTACTCAGCCAACAAAGATAGCGATTCATGGTTGCTGTTGCCAAGCCTCGTCTTTTCAGATAGAAACGGTATTCTTCAAACAAGTCTTCCGTTATAGTGGCTATGACTATATCCGCCATTCCCTTATCCTTTACAAACTCCGTAAGTAACTTATCTGAATAGAGAAGATTCTGATAGGTTCCCTCAGCTCTCGATTTGCCCACGCACACTTTAACGGACAGCAATTCTGCCTTGCTCATGGCAAGAAGCGTTGTCGGCATGGTGGCTATTCCCTGTAAACGGTTTTTAAGTAGTTCCACACTTACCACTCCCTCCTTTATCAGAATATCCTGATAGGCCTTTTCTACAAGTTCTTTAAACTCGCCGATTCTTTGATTGGTCTTCTTGTCGGTTGTCATTCCCTGTCGGCTGTTCCATTCGGAGGACTTGCACTGCTCGCCTGTGGTAATGGCGGTGCTTTTTCCATCTATGGTGATACGGCAGAGAATGGCGGTCTTGCCGTCTGCTTTTATTTTCTTTCTGTTGATGTAAAACAATATCTTAAATGTACTTCTCATAAAAAATCTTGGTTAAATGGTTAAACGCAAATCTTCAGTAAAAGAAAGGAAACGGTTAAACTCCTCAAAGAGTTTCTGCGGTGTTACCTTTGCATAACGTTCGGTCATACTTACGTTCGTATGTCCGAGCATCTTGCTCACCGTTTCAATAGGAACGCCCTGCTCCAATGTGATAAGTGTGGCAAAGGTATGCCTTGCAGTGTGCGATGTAAATGGAAAAGAAATGCCTGCCCGTAGTCGCAAGGCTTTGAGACAGGACTGATAAGTGGGATATTTTATGAAAGGCAGTAGTACTTCCCTTTCATCGCTGTGCATTTTCTCAATTAACCGAACTGCTTCCGGCAATAGTTTGATACGACAAAGTACACCCGTCTTTTGTCTGTTGAACTTCAACCACAAACTGCCTGCATCATCACGGACAAGATGCTTCTTGCTTAGTTCCATCAAATCACAATAGGCTGCACCGGTATAACAGGCGAAGAGAAACACATCACGAACTGTTTCCATTTCCTCTTCCAATTCATCAAAGCGGAGTGCTTTGAGTTTATCCAATGCTTTTTTGTCAAGTGCCTTGGGTGCTTTCTTGTCTCCCCGTTCTATATGTACTTTATCAAACAGAGGCGTATCAGCCAGCCCCTCACGATAAGCCAGCCTGCAGACAGTCTTCAAATCGGCTGCTACTCTGAAAAATGTGCTTTGCTGATGCCCGAGTTCGCCAAGACAAAATGCTTGCAATTCGTAAATGAAGTTTTCTGTCAACTGTGAGAAAGCCAAGTCCGAAACATGGTATTTCTTCTGAATGAACTCCTGTAATCGTTTCCGAGTGGAATGATAGGCGGACATAGACTCTTCCTTGATGTCTATACCGATATGGCTTTCTTTCTCCTTGATGAGCATATCCAACCTTTCGATGAGCATACATCTTGCCTGTACGCTGCCTTGAAACTGTTCTTTCACATTAGCTGCATCAAATGGCTGGCCTTTGGCAATTAACGACTGATAGGCAGATTGAATGGAAAGCAACAAATTCTCCAATCTCCCATTAATCTCCACCGCCTCACGGCTCTTGCCGTCCATCCTGCTCTCACGTGAATTCCACAAGTCGGGGTTGCAGGAGAGTTTACAACTAAACTGAGCAATGGAACGCTCAATGGTAATACGCCCCATAATCGGAGCTTTCCCCAACTTGTCCAAACCGCTCTTTTTAAGGTAGAGCAACACCTTCATCTTCTCTGTTTTCATACGCTTTAATATTTGTGGGCAAAGACAGTGCAAGCGAGTTCCATGAGAGCTTGCTCTCAAATGGACGAGCTCAGCCTGTCTTATGCAAAGTTACCCGAATTAAAGCGTTCCTCACGTACGCAGAAAACTGCCGACCAAAGCAACAGCCACACGAGCGAAAATATTTCAGTTACCGAATGCTGCACCATCGTTACCAACATCAAAACAAGGTAACACTCTGGTAACTGAACTTCTGCTTAAATCTGCATATTTTTACCCTTTACAAATAGAGCAGAATTGTGTAAATCATAGTATTTCCTCCTCATTATCAGTTAGTTTACACCAACTTCGATATTTCCTCATTTTCAATGATTAGTTACGTATTGATTTGATGCTAAACACAGTGCAAAATGGTGCTAAATGCAGTGCGAAATGCTGCTAAATGCGAGCCGAAAAGCATAAATATCCACTGAAATGGTATAAACAAAAAACTTTCGAGGCATTAGAAACATGGCCAAAATGGGCAAAACAGCTGTTAAAAAGGGTTCTTCCGTTGCCTTATTAGGTGGCGAATCTGTTTACCCGTAAAAGTTAATTATTGTACAAATCTATCCATTTAACGGAAGAACCTTAAAAAGTGGGGTTTTGATGCCCAAAAGCGAGTATTTGGGCTTGAAAAATTACGAGCTGGCAACCAAACTAGAAGGGCTAAATGGTGCAAAATGCAGGTTTTTTCGTAAAAACAGACAGGTTAGGAGGCAGGAAAAGCAGGAAAAGGTAGTAGTTTACCTGCTTTTTAACCTTTATTCTCGCTAGAATGAAGTGAAAATTCGAGCAGTATTGTAAATAAAAAATAATAAATTAAGTTTTGTGTTGGTGATTTTTTGAGTTGCTGGGTTAATGAGTTTACAAGTGGGCGAGTTGACAAGTTGGCAAGTAGGGAGTTTACAAGTTTATGAGTATCCGAGTTAACAGGTTGAGGAGTTAACAGGTTGAGGAGTTAACAGGTTGAGGAGTTAACAGGTTGGGGAGTTAACAGGTTGGGGAGTTAACAGGTTGGGGAGTTAACAGGTTGAGGAGTTAACAGGTTGGGGAGTTAACAGGTAGGGGAGTTGACAAGTTGATAAATTGATGGGGTGATAGGTTGATAGGTTGAAGAGTTGACGAGTTGGGAGTTGACGAGTTGGGAGTTGACAGGTTAACGAGTTGTCAATAAGACAAGTTTTTGAGAGAGACAGGGTAACAAGTTAATGGGCGCAATTATTTTCACCTTTTCACCTTTAAGCTATCTTTTCACCTTTTCACCTTTTCACCTTTTCACCCTTTCTCCTTTAAGCCATCTTTTCACCTTTTCACTCTTTCACCCTTTCACCTTTGAAAGCCATCTTTTCACCCTTTCACCCCTTCACTCTTTCACCCTTTCACCTTTGAAAGCCATCTTTTCACCCTTTCACTCTTTCACCCTTTTCTCCTTTAAGCCTTCTTTTCACCTTTTCACTCTTTCACCCTTTCACCTTTGAAAGCCATCTTTTCACCCTTTGCTACAAAAAAAGA